CAAGATTGCAGAGATAGACTCAGCAGCATTCCCTTATGGGTTTAAGGCTGAAGTTGGCCCATTTAGTAGTTACCAAAAAGAAAACTTGCTTTCCAAGGACGAATGCGAGTATTTGATTTGGCTTGCTGAATCTACTGATGAATGGTTGGAAGACACATTGCCATTTTGGAAAGGCCGGAATCTTCCGTTCTTGACCATGCTTCCTGCTAGACCATGGGCGACAGAAGAAACCTACCCGCTTTGCGTGGACATTGTAAAGCGAATACAGTCGTTTATTAATAAGTCGTTTGGTGTTGAGACTTGGCCAGACCAGATAGGCATAGTCCGCTGGCCTCCGGGGAGCTGGCAAATGACCCACAAGGACGATGTTGATGGCTTGGACAGGGTTTCTGGCTGTGTTGTCTTCCTCAATGACGACTACGAAGGTGGCGAACCCTTTTACCCGTATTATGACAAAATGGTCAAACCAAAGGCTGGCATGGTCTATGCCCACTCATCGGATGAAGACCATCTTCATGGGGTGACTCAGATTAAAGATAAGACTAGGTATACGATTTCAACCACGTGGACGGTAAATAAGGACAAGTGTTCCTACCTGAGCCACCTAAATGACTCCAAGGTAATGAACCAGCCTTTACAGTAAGGAAACTCTATGGCATATGACCCATCTCTATTTGAACAGCAACGTAGGAACCTGCTTGGTAACTTCGCGCAGCAATCAGCCCTCAATGCCTATCAGCGTTATCTGGCTGAAACACGTGGTCAACGCCCCATTTTAAACCTTGAAGAGGCAGCCTTTAGCCGCACCCCAACTGGTGGTCTTGGCGAGGTGCCAAAGCTGACATCGTCCTATGCGCGCCGTGGACTACAAGGCAAGGGCATGCGCTCTGGAATCTACAACGAAGCACTTTCTAGCTATGCCAAGAACCGTGCTCGACAACTTGGGTATGCAAGAGAAGACCAAGCTGGCGCATTACGCGGTTATGACATAGCCAAGACTGGTTATGAATCAGACTTGGCTACCGGCATGCAAGACTTAGAAGCAAACAAGGCAAGACAAATAGCAGCAGACGCTCAGGCGTTGCTTGGATTGAGGTAGACAATGGCAATCGGAGTTGTACGTTACGGGCAGAGAGCACCACAGGGTGGAAGCTTGCCGCAAGGTCCTGTTGTTGCTAAATATGACCCCAACAACCCGCTTGGTTTAGACACAGGTGATGGAGCTGGCGCTGGCACCGGTAGCGGCGCTGGCACAGGTAGCGGATATGACTATCTCGGCGATGGTGGTGGTGGCTCTAGCGCTGCCGCCACAATGAATGCAGAAACAGCTCGCCGTAAGTTTGAGGCCGAGCAAGCAGCTGGTACTGCTGCTGCAACAAGAGCACGAACTGGCGCAGAGACTCAAGCCGCCTATCTTCGTAGTCTTCTTGGACAGGGTGTTCCTTCTTCAATTACTGGAGAGATTGGCGCACAAGAAACTGCTGGTCGTAGTTACATCAACACCCAAGCGCAGAACTTGTTGGAGCGTTTGTCTGGTGCTTTGGGAACTGGTCAGCAATTCACCACCCAGGGTTACGACACATTGCGTAATTACCTTACGGCGAATCCTGCACAGGCTTATGCTCAAGCACAACGCGCTGTTCCAACTGTTACGCAGAATGCTCTTGCCCAATACATGCAGGCTCAAGGCGTAGACCCTTCGATGGCGCAACCAGCTGTTGACCAAGCAAACCAACAAGCTCTTGGTGGTGCAACGAACTACAACCAGTTGCTCAATGTTTTGTCTGGTGCAGAAGCTTCTGGTCAGGCTTCACGTTTGTCTGAGGAGCAAATGGCTCGTGCATTGGCTGGCTCACAACTTCAGTCAATCTATGGCGCTGGTCGAGCAAACGTTGAATCAGAACAACTTTCAGCATTGAATGCTCTTGCTACACAGATTTCTAATGCTCGTATTGCTGCTCAACAGGCACAGACAGCACAGGAACAAGCAATTCAAAACGCTCTTGCTGGAATCTACGGAACTGGTTACACGGCTCCTCCACCAGAAGAGAAAGATTTTGCTGCGGAAATAGCCACGGCTTACGCACCTAAGGAAGCAGCATATAATCGTCCCGCACAGACAAACGAACAAATTGCGGAATTGAGGGCAATACAAGAAGCAGCCCGATTAAATGAAGTACGTGGTGGAGGCGTAAAGACATCTCCTTCTGTTGCGGCACTTGCAGCAATCCCGGTCAAGGCGTCCAATACGGCATTGCAAAAGAGAATTGATAATTTTGTTGCTGCAAAACCAAACGCATCACCAGCAGCAGTCGCTAAAGAATTCCCAGAACTTGCGAAAGCAATAGCAAAGAAGAAGAAGTAATGGATAACAAAATTGTTAAACGACTTATGGCAGCAGGTGCTAGCCCACAGCGCGCACGAGCTTTTGCTACGCAATTTCAAAAATCAGTCCAAGCCAAATCTCCTGGTGCAAACCTTAAGCCAAGAGATTATGACGATGCCTTTGACGACCAACTAGATGCTGCATCACGACAAATGTTTCCAAATGTTTTCCGTCCACCAGCAGTAGACGACCCACAGATTGATGACTACATTGAGTTCCTGTATCCAGGTCAAAGTCAAAAGATAAAGGAGCGTGCTTACAAGTTCTCTGCGCCTACATTTCTTGCTGCAAAGACAAGCACTGTTCCAATTGAACAAATGTTTACTGAAGCAATTGAACGAGGACAATCTTTGGGAACATTGCAAACAATACTTGCAAGCGACGCTGGATTAGATGTGCTTGGTACTCTTCCGTTAGAAGATGCACAGGCACTTGCTAAAAAACTGTTTGCCGAATATGGTGCAGCTCAAGAAAAACTTGTTACCGAACGAGAAGCTTTTCTCAAGAAAGACCAGAACTACAAGTACGGTATTCCTGACCCAAAACTCAAGTATGGAGCAACCACGAATCTAAAAAAGGGTGTTGTTGGAATTGATACGATTCCTAGCGTAAAACCTTTTGTTGAAAAAGAAATGACTAAATTTTCTACAGCCAGACAAGCAAACCCAACAGGAATTGCACCATCTAGTTACATGAATCCATTGGAAAATGTCTTGGAAATGGTTAACAAAAAGGGTCTTACACCTAACAAAGATGAACAGCAACGTCGATTCAATATCAAGTACAACAGGTAATGGCTCCAAAACCACTCAGCCCTATCGAGGCGCTTGCTAAGCGTCAAGTTAAACCAATCACTCCTGTTAAGACTGGAGTGGTGAAGCAGGCCGCCCCACCACCAATCAACCCATTTCTTCCTTCAACGACTGTTCCTTCCACGGGTGCCGCATCAAATGTTCCGGAGAATAAACCATTCGTTGGACCTACGCTTGACCCAGATGTACTACAAGAACGAACGAAACTTAAATCGCAAGAAATAAAAGCATTACAAGCAGGCATTGACCCTGCAATAGTCAAATCTATTGTTGCCGGTGAAGGTGACCCTAACCGTGGATTCCTCGGACCAGCACGATGGTTGGGCAATGTAATTAAAAATGTTTATGATTTTGACTTTGTTAAAGGCAAAGGCGAGTTTCAGCCATTCGTTAAAGTCGCAAACTTTGACCCCATTAAAGGTGATAAAGAATTTAAACCTATTAAAGCAACAGGAAAAGCCGCAGCTACTGTTGGTTCAAGAATCCTTGTTGCTGCATCTCCAGCGATAGACAAACTTGACTTTGGGCGTCGACTTGTTACATCCACGCTTAAAGAAGTAGGCGACGAGGTTCGTGTTTGGAGAGGCAACGCTGACCGTGGAAAAGAAATGGGGGGCACAAGCGATTACGCAAAGTTCCAAGGTAAGGGTGGATTTAGCGCTTCTGATTGGTGGAACCAACTTTCCAAAGAAGGTGGAATATCTGGTGGAGAATTCGTTGCCAACATGGAAAATCCTTATCTAAACCAATTGTTTGGCTTTGGAGCCGACGTGCTTCTTGACCCAGTAACTTATGTAACTGGACCTGGTGGCATTGGGAAAACCGCAGTAAGCCGTGGCGTTATTACTCGCTCAACATCAAAAGGAGCAAATGTTGCTGCTCGTGCCGCTGTCGCTCAAGCAGACCAATTTGCAGCCGCTGCCTTGCGGAAAGGTTGGGAAGATGCGCTTGACGATGCTATTCGTATTGGCGATAACGCTGCAGCAAAAGCAGCGGAAGACGGTATTGCTTTGGCTGACAAACAAGCCGCTGCCGCTGCAAAAGTTTTGTCTGGTGATGCTGCTGGCAGAACAATGGGCAGAACATCAAACCAAGCCCTTGCAGAACAGGTACTTGGAGTGCGCGATGAAGCACAAAGAGTTATTGATTCGGCTCTTGCACCTCCTAAAGAAATGGCCTTCGCTCAACGGACAGTTGAAGTTCTTAATGATGCAGTAATTGCCAACATTCAAAAGAGTGGTCTTGCTGGTATAGCAGGTCCAATTGTTGACATTGTTAAAGGAGTAAGAACTCCAGCTCAAGACATTCTTGGTGTTCGTGGTGGATTGCGATTCCCCAACCCGAAAGCTGCTGCTCAAAATATTGGAACCAGTCTTAAGAAAAGAATTGCTCCAAGTGCTGACCCTTTTAACCTTTTCCCAGATTCACCTTTAAAGGTAGTTATTCCTGGCACGGAACGTATTACCAATGTTGCCGGAAAACTTCTTGCCGAGTCACGTCTTGGTCTTGGTAATACTGCGCTTGGTGCAAAGGTAATCAATAACATCACACCAACTGGTGAAGGTGGAATTCTTGGTTCTGCAGATTTGCTTGAACTTCGTACTGGTTTGCGTCGTGGAACATTAAGCCCACAAGAAGCTCAAGAAGCAACACGATTGCTACAGCTTGACCAACAATATCGTGCTCTTGTAAATAACGAACGCAAGGTTGCTGGTGGGTATTTGCAGAACAGCAGAATTGCTAAAGATTTCACCCCAGAACAATTAAACGAAGTTATTCGTTTGCGTCAAACAGCAAAAGGTGCAGGCGTTCCAGTAGCGTTAACACCTGAACAACAACTTGCCGCTGATGCAATTGACAAAATATTTGATGACTTGTATAACTATTCTGTAAAAGCATCTGGCGGAACCGGATACGTTCCACCACGTCGAACAGATTATTTTCCACAAATGCAATCTGATGAAGCTCTTCGTTGGGCTGCTAAATTTCCTAAAAAAGCAGAAGAACTTGCCAAACAAATGAAGGTTGACCGGACTTGGTTTGTTGGAAACTTTCGTGCTCGCGACCTTGAAGCAGGTCAAAAGTTTTTTGGTAAGAAACTTGAACAAACAGATATTGATGGCGGTATAGAAGCGCTTAACACAATTGCCCGCAAATGGGGACTGAAGTTTGATTACTTTGAAACAGATGTATTAAAAGTCATTGGTAAGTACACACAAAAACACGCTCAGTTTGCTGCTTTGCAAAAAACAATTGGTGCATTGCCGGAACAGTTTCCAACAATGGCTGCTCGTGTTAGAAATGGTGATTTTGTAACTCCGAAGCGGCTGAGAAAAAGAGGTTCTCCTGGATTTACACTCGGTTTGGGAACTGTTCCAACAGAAGAAATGCTTACTGCACTTTCTAAAGGTGAATTGCAATCTATTTTAGATGATTTACAATTGATGTCATCAAAAATGAATCTTCGCTCTATTGACGCTACAGAACTGTCAAGAGCAAACAACGTATTAGAAGTTAGACTAGACAAAATTAAAACAGATTTTGCAAGCGGTGCACTTACTCCACCTGCTGCGGCAGTTGCTAGCGATGAAGTAATAAAATTAGCGCAATCAATAATTGCTGATATTAATGGAAAAGTTTTTGAACCAATGAGCGTTCCGGCTACAAGATGGACACAGTATTCAAAGATTGTTAAAAAAGGATTTCAAGAACTTAATCCTAATTATTTTGACGCAGATGGAAACCTGATTAAAGGAACAGCACCAGACATTGCTGTAACCGACGAGCTTAAAGAACTTTTGCGTAATGCAGAACGAATGGAAGACCCTGCTTTTGCAGCTCGTGCAAGACAATTAACAAAAGATTATACAAACTTTTCAAAAGCATATTTAGTTGCTCGTCCAGGATTTCATACGCGTAACGCATTGAGCAACGTGTTTCAGTTAATTGCAGCAGGTGCCAATCCAAGATACCTCAATGAAGGTAGAAAACTTTTAATAAAAGTAAATGATGGATTGAAGCTTGGCAAAACTCCGCGTCAAATAGCAGAAGAAATTATCAAACCTAGTTATATTGGACCAGGTGGACAGAAAGCAATGCAAGCTAAACGAGCATTGATTGATGCAATTGAAGATTCAATCAACTACTCAGGTGCTACTGGATTTGGTCAGTTTGGTGAAATTGCTGCAGAAGTTGGTACTGCAAACCGTGGTCTATTGCAAAAAGGTGCTCCAAAAGGATTAAAGGGAGTAAGAAACTTTGACCGTGGTCTTACTGAACAAATTTCCAAAGGAGCTGGTGGACTTTTAGTTGCCAACCGTAAAGCTGGTGAGTTCATTGAAAACTATACGCGTTTTGGTTTGATGTGGGACGGTATTTCTAAAGGACTTAGTCCAGCAGAAGCAACAGCGCGCGTAAACAAATACCTAATTGATTATTCCGACCTTAGCAATCTTGACAAAGTTGCCAAGCAAATCATTCCGTTCTGGACGTTTATGAGTCGCAACACACCATTGCAGATTGAGCTGATGTGGACAAACCCACGTGCTTATGCTTTGTACAATAACTTAAAGGACAACTTTGAAGGCCCTTCGGAAGAAGAAGGTGGACTTGTAATCCCAGGTTATGAAAAAGAACGTGGAGTGTTCCCTCTTGAAACTCCAATAGACATTCCAGGTGTGCCTGAATCTATTAAAAATGCTGGAAGATATGCTGCCGCTATCCCTGGTGTAGGTCCTGCTCTTGGTCTTATTTCACAATTCCCTGGCTTGGAAGCAGATGTAATTCGCCCTGGACTTCCATTCCCTGGCGGTGGAGACAACGTAATTAAAGGTTTCATTGAAAATCCAAAAGGATTTCTTGCGAATACCAACCCTGTTTTCCGTGCTCCACTTGAAGCGGCATTTGGTGTCAAGTTGTTTACTGGTGCTCCAATAGCAGAAAAAGGTCAAGCAGCAACATCAACTGCAGCAAAGTTTAAATATCTTGGTCGTGAATTGTTTTCACCGACATCTCCAATTGTTTCTTTGTTGCGCACAATCCCACCAGTCGCTCAATCTAAATTCTTGGAAGAATATTTTGGTGTTAACCCAGATGAAGCAGAACCGATGGTTCAAACAGTTAACTCAATTCTTTCTTACATTGGTGCTCCTCTTGGAACACAACGCACAGAATCTTCGGTCAATGAACTTAAGAGTCGTTTCTACGACCTTGAGGCATATATCAAAGACGTACAAGACCGTGCAAAGATTAAACAAGAAGAACGAATTGAAAAATCAAAACAAAACCCTGTTGCTCCTGGCGTAAACCCATTCCTACCATCAACCACGACACCATGAGGAAGTTAATATGCGTTGGAATATTGCTACTAAGTGGTTGCGGCTTTCAAGGAAGCTACCGGTACGAGTGTCAAGACCCAAGCAATTGGGAAAAACCAGAGTGCAACCCACCGCTATGCGTAGCAAGCGACACC